TGTTACTTTTTCTGGAGCAGTTAGTTTAGGTGGTTTAATTACAGCTACTGTTTTAAATCAAGAATATCAAATAACAAATATTGTCGATGGTAATACTTATAATATTACAGCAAAAGATACTTCTGGAAATACAGTTACCGCTAACAGCAGTGACACTGGTAATAGCGGTTCAGGCACGGATGGTGTCTATCAGGCAAACACTGGCTTAGACACAGTAGTTAGATCGACTGGTTGGGGTGCAGGTTTTTGGGGCGGTACTACAGATGGCGCTTTGACTACAACTTTAAATGACTCTGGCGGTATCTCTGATTCTGACACCACTATAATATTAACTAGTGCTACTGGTTTTGTAGCTAGTGATACTATTTTGATAGGTGAAGAATTAATAACTATTGGTTCAGTTTCTACAAATACTTTAAGCAGTTGTACTCGAGGCGTGCAAGGAACCACAGCGGCAGCGCACAGTAATGGTGCCACTGTGCAATTAGTTACAGGTAACGCAAGTAGTGCTAATGATTTTAATGGTTGGGGTGAAGCTGCAAGCGCTGGAGTAGAAACAGCAACAACTAACTTAAGACTTTGGAGCCACGATAATTATGGTGAAGATTTAATTATAAATGCTAGAGGCGGAGAAATTTATCGTTGGGTTGAAAACAATACTACTTCAACTAGAGCAGTCGAGTTAAGCACTCAAACAAGCTCTCTTAATCAAGTACCAACAAGAGGCCTGCAAGTTTTAACTTCAGAAACTGATCGACATTTAATTGTTTTTGGCGTAGACCCGATAGTTAATGAAACTAGGTCTGGTGAAATAGATCCTATGTTAATTGCTTTTAGCGATCAAGAAAATCCATTAGATTTTAGAACTTTAACAACCAACACAGCTGGAGAACTAAGGCTCTCCTCTGGGTCTAAATTTATTGGCGCAGTAAAAGCCAGACAAGAAATAATTGTTTTTACTGACACTGCTATTTACAGCATGCAATTTATCGGACCACCTTTTACTTTTGGTTTAAATTTAATAAATGAGAACACTGGATTAATAGGACCTAAAGCAGCAGTTACTGCTCCTGGTGGTGTGTTCTTTATGAGTTATGACTCTTTCTATGTATACAATGGCACCGTGCAACAAATACCTTGCACAGTTAGAAATTATGTTTTTAGTGACATTAATCAAGAACAAGGTTTTAAAATACACGGCTTTACCAATAATAAACACTCAGAGGTAGGTTGGTTTTATCCGTCTGCTAGTTCCACCGAAATAGACAGATATGTAATTTATAATTACCAAGAAAAAGTTTGGTACTACGGACAGTTAAATAGAACTGCTTGGCTAGACTCAAACATTGAAGAATATCCACAAGCAACTGGCAGTAACTTTTTATTTCAACATGAGTTTGGTTTCAATGACGACGGTGCTGAAATGACTAACGTTTTTATAGAGTCAGCTGATTTTGATATAGAAGATGGCGAAAGGTTTTCTTTTTTAAGAAAAGTTATACCTGATATAAAATTTTTAAATGATGATTCAGCTTCTAACGTTAATATAATTACTAAAACTAGAGACTTTCCAGGCGACACATTGAGCTCTGGACAAACTGCAACTATATCTCCAACCACTACACAAAGTCATATTAGAGCCAGAGGCAGACAAGCAGTAGTGCGTTTAGCATCTAACGATGGCGATAGTGGTAACTTAGGAGTAGGCTGGCGTTTAGGAGCAACACGTTACGAAATTAGATCAGACGGTAGAAGATAATGGCAAAGCTGCTAAACACTAGATTACCAATAGCTAACACTGAGGTAACGCCAGAGCTATTTAATCGTTTAGTTAGATTATTAGAATTAAACTTAGGTGAGTTCGATCCTAGCAACACTGAACAATTTACTACTGATGAACGAGATAAATCTAATTTTAATATTGGCACAGTAATTTTTAACACCACAACAAATTCACTACAAATTTTTGACGGCGTAGGGTTTGCTGATATTAGTGAACCTTTTGTTATACTCACCGTTGCTGGCGACAAAGTTAAATTTAGTCCAGCTATGACCGCTAGTTTAGGCGCTATTAGTATTACAATATCTTAACAATGAATATTTTTGATTGGACCGATAGTACAAAATTAAGCAGAAACTTTTCGTTACGTGAGTTAACTAAAAGCTCTACCGCAGTTAGAAAAAACATTGATAACTCTGTTCAAGATAGAGACGTTTACAACTATTTAGTAAAAGTCTGCAAACATATTTTGCAACCAATCAGAGAACATTACGACATACCATTTAGTCCCAACAGTGGTTATCGCTGTCCAGCCTTAAACACTGCAATTGGTGGCTCAACTACAAGTCAACATTGTTTAGGTCAAGCAGTAGACATAGAACTACCAACCGTTGATAACGAAAAACTTTTTGGTTTTATAAAAGATAATTTAGAGTTCGATCAAGTTATTTTAGAATATTACAATGGCATAGACCCACATAGTGGTTGGGTGCACGTTTCTTACATATCGCCTAAGATGAATAGAAACAGGGCCATGACTTTCGATGGTAAAAACTATAGAATAATAGAATGAGCACAGGACTTAAAAAATGGTTTCAAGAAGAGTGGGTTGATATTGGCGCACCTAAGAAAGGTGGTGGCTATAAAAAATGTGGTAGATCAAAACTTAAGTCTGATCGTAAAAGAAAATATCCAAAATGTGTACCTAAAGCAAAAGCAGCACGTATGTCAAAAAGTCAGATAGCCAGTGCGGTTAGAAGAAAACGTGCTAAAAAACAAGGTGTTGGTGGTAAACCGACCAATGTAAAAACTATTGTGTGATGGCTATATCTAGGGCACAACTCAGTAAAACCACCGAGAAAAAATATAAAAAACGCAACCACAAAGGTTGTGGTGCTGTTATGAACGATAGACGAAAAAAGACGACTTATGCCTAAAAAACGAAGCAAAGGCAAAATGCCAGCTAGAAACAAGAAAAACTTTCGACCAACGAAAGCAGGTGCTGGTATGACTAAAGCTGGAGTTAAAGCTTATCGTCGTCTCAATCCTGGTTCTAAATTAAAAACAGCTGTCACTGGTAAAGTTAAGAAAGGTAGTAAAGCAGCTAAACGTAGAAAATCGTTTTGTGCTAGATCAGCTGGACAAATGAAAAAATTTCCTAAAGCAGCAAAAAATCCTAATTCAAGATTACGTCAAGCGCGTAGACGCTGGAAATGTTAATAAATGAATAATATAATATACAAACTTATAATTAAAAAAAAGGAACAACATGGCAGCAAAGAAAAGAAGAGGAAAGACAACTAAAAAGAAGGGACCAAACCCGACTAATAAAGCTTTGTATTCAAGAGTTAAATCTGAAGCAAAGAGAAAGTTTAAAGTATATCCTTCAGCTTATGCTAATGCGTGGTTAGTAAAAACGTATAAAAAACGTGGTGGGGGATATAGTTAATGACTACAGGAACTAAATTCGATGTGCTTGGTGAGTACGATGGGCAACCATTTCGCTTTGCCAGAAACTTATCTTTGACTACTGCTAAAGACATGGTTAAAAGAAAAGGTGGCAAAGTAGTAATAGCTGGCACGGAGACAGAGGTAAAATAAATTTTTAACAACGGAGATAATTATGGTTGGAAATAAAAAAACCAAATACATGAAAAAAGGTGGCTTAGTTAAAAAAATGAAAAAGACTAAGTACAAAAAGAAAGGCGGAAAGAAAAGAAGATAGTTAGTGTCTTTTCTAATTAGTAATATCCCACATTTTAAATGTTGGGTACGAAAAGAATTTACCGCTAATCACGAAAACTATCACGGCGAATATTTACATGCTCTCGCCATAGCAGTAAATACCATTCCAGATAGGTCTTTAAGTTTTCAAGTTGTTTTTACAGGCTGTGAAGAAGACGATCCTGATAAAAACGTGCACGGTGGCGCTATGTGGGCACGTATGCCAATTCAAGCTTTAGTTGCCGATATACCAGTAGAAGAATGGCCAGAACCTATGGAAGATCATTTAGCTCAACCTTGGGACTGTGAGTCAAGAACACACAGCACTATAGTTATGGATCGAGTTAGTTCTAGTCCGTGGCTTTGTAAAATAGGTAAAGACTTCTATCAAGGCAAATATTTATTTACAGTTGATTACACCGACTCAGATATAGCTGATGATCCTGCCCAACATAAACAATCTCATGTATTATATATAAACGAAGAAGGCAAGTGGAAAGGTAACTTTGTTGCTTTGCCTAATAATAGAGTTAGGGCTACTAGTCCAGCGTTATGGGTTACAGGTCAGGGTGCACCTGATTTTACACCTTCACAATGGACTCACTCTGCTGAAGAACATGAAAGTTACTTAGACCCTAGTATAACTTTTAACAACTTGTATGAGGAATAATGATTGAATCAATAGTAGGCGTAGCCGGTAACGTGCTTGACAAATTTGTGGCTGATAAGGACCTGAAGGCTAAACTCGACCATGAGCTCAAGACGGCTTTTCATTCAGCTAATTTAGCGCAGATAGAAATAAATAAACAAGAAGCTGCACACAAGAGTATGTTTGTCGCAGGCTGGAGGCCATTTGTTGGTTGGACTTGTGGTGTCGCACTAGCGTATCATTTTGTAATCTCACCAATATTAAGTTTTGTTTTAGTTTTAGCCGGTGTTCAAATATCTATGCCTACCTTTGAGTTTTCACAACTTAGTACTATTCTTATGGGCATGCTCGGGCTTGGGAGCTTGAGATCATACGAAAAGATGAAGGGTGTGCAGAGAGATAAGTAGTGTATGAGTTTAAAAACTTATTACTAAAATATCCTGCTGATTGGTTTATTGAACCAGAAACTTTAGAAAAAGCTAAAGCTTCGTTAGGACACATTATTGCTTTTTACGAGGGCCTAGGGACCAAGGACCCAGAGAAAGCACCACTACAAGATTTAATAAAAGAACCTTTATCAGAGGTCTATACTTTACCGTTATTCTCTAAAAAGTTTTGTGAGCTGTTAGTTGATGAACTACAGCACATGCAAAAAACAATTGCTTTTGTACCTAACCCAGATGAAGACACGCTTAGACAAATACCAGAAATAGTTTTTAACGAACACTGTCCAGAACTATTTGATTCGTTAATGACTGTGGTACAGAACGTAGTCAACCCTATATTTTTAAGTATTTGGAACAGGTATGTAGTAGACGGCACTATACAATTAGCTAATTATAATTTAAAAGATAAAAAACAAGGCGCTTGGCACCATGATGCTAGTGCTGATATAAGCATGGTTGTACCTTTAAATACTGGTGAGTATGAGGGTGGCGGCACTGAGTTTTTTAACCGTGGTACAATCTATCCATTGCCCACAGGAAATGCTATGATATTTCCTAGTTTTACACACATGCACAGAGGGCTGCCTGTAGAGTCTGGAGACAGATATTTATTAGTTTTTTGGCTAAAAAGTGATGCAGAAAATGCTTAAAACATTTAACATATATAGGGTAAAATTTAATTACTATGAATAAAATAGACAATAGTGGCGCAGGTATTGCAGCATTAGGCAGAAACGGGGACGAATTTATGGCGCACGTTGCTGCTGGCGAAATGGTCGTACCACCAGTCATCACACCAGAAACTAGAGCTCGTTTATTCCAAGAAATGCAACAAGCAGGATTAGACCCTGACCGATATACTGTTGGTGAGGGTATGTCCATCAACCCAATTACTGGTCTACCAGAATTCTTTTTTAAAAAAGTATTTAAAGGTGTTAAAAAAATAGCTAAGAAAGCTCTTCCTGTTGTTGCTGGTTTAGCTATTCCGGGTATTGGTAATGTCATTGGTGGAGGACTTAGTAGTTTAGGAAGTGCACTTAGCATACCAAGCGGTATTGGTTCAAGTTTACTAGGTGGAAAAGGAATATTAGATACCATGTCTGGAATAAGAGGAGGCATAGGTAGTTTTTTTGGTGGCACCGGTGCCGGAGGTCCGCAACAAGGTCTTGGTAGTATTTTTGGCGGTGGCGGTCAGTACACAGTAAAATCTGGCGATACCTTAAGTCAAATAGCTGCTGCTAATAATACGACTGTAGCTGAATTAGCTAAACTTAATAATATAGCTAATCCAAATATGATTATGGCTGGGCAAACTTTAACTTTGCCAAAATCTGGTGGTTTAGGTAGTTTCTTAGGCAATATTTTTAGTGGCGGAACAACAACACCGGGAACTAGTCGAGAAGGTTTAGGCAGTTTATTAGGAAACATAGGTGGCGGTGGTGTTTTAGACACTGTTCTTAAAGGTGTTCTTGCTAAAAGATTACTAGATCAAGATAGTCCTAACCCTGCTGACATTGTACCTATGGGCTTAAATGCTTTTGGTTACACGCCAGGTATGATTGAAGCTTTAAAGAACGACAGTTATCGTATAGGTAATTTAAAACCTGCTTTGATACAAGGTCAACAATATGCAAACCTTGACCCTGAAAATATGCCAACGAGCACACCAATTGCTACAGCTGAGGCTGGCGGTATTATGGGTTTAGAAGCTGGCACAATGGTAAATCCTAATAGAATGGACGACAATGGTCCTGGAGATATTACGCCAGCGTTTTTAGAGCCCGGTGAGTTTGTAATGACTAGACCAGCAACACAAGTTTTAGGAGCTAGAAATTTATATAAGTTAATGAAAGACGCAGAGAGGATGGCGTAATGGCAAGTTATTTAGATCCAGTAACTACCGTAGCTGGTTTAGAAGACCCGCGTGCCGCAAAAATGCGTGCAGGTTTTTTAGAGTCTGCTTTTGATTTAGCTGGACAACCAACACCTATACCCGTTCAAGGCGTAGCTGGCCTTGATCCATTAGAAACACAAGCTAGAACAATAGCTAGCGGTCTTGGTGGCTTTCAACCTTTTTTAAATACTGGTGCTAATATGGCACAACAAGGTTTTGATACTTTAGGTTTGGGCAGAGGCACTTTAGCTGGAGCTGCACAATTTTTTAGACCTGGCGCAGTCAGAGCTTTTTACAATCCTTTTGAACAAGATGTTGTACAACAAACAATTAGAGACTTAACTGAAAAATCAGATGTAGCTGGTATTGGTGACAGATTTAAAGCAGTTCGCTCTGGTGCATTTGGTGGCTCGCGCGGTAGATTGATGGATGTAGAAAGAGAAAGAGCTTTGGGTAGAGGCTTAGGTGAAGCTATTGGTGGAATTAGATCAAAAGGATTTTTAACAGCACAACAAGCAGCTCAAGGCGCAGGTAGAGGTATAGCGGGTATTGGTTCACAGTTTGGAAATTTAGGTAGATTTATGGGTGGCGCAGGCCAACAGTTTGCTGGCTTGGGCTCTACTGGATTAGCTAATACAATCTCACAAATAAACGCTTTATCTGGTTTAGGTGCTACCGGTAGAAGTATAGATCAAGCTAGAGAAGATGTTAGGTTTGATGCAGCAAGCAGACTTGCGCAAGAACCTAGACAAAGATTGACTACCTTACAAAGTATGCTTGGTATGTTGCCAAGTGCTAGAGCCTCAACAGTTTATCGAGCTGGTGCTGGAACTGATCCTATCGCTGGTTTATTAAGTTTATTACGTGGCGGGAGATTAATTTAATGAGTTGGAAAAATAGAAAATTATTTAATAATCTACCACAAGGCATAGTCTCTGGACTCGAGCCTATTCCACGTTATAAAGAAGGTGGTTTTGTTAATCCAAGAAACTATATTGGTGGCGGCACAGTTGAATATCCAATTGGCATGGAAGCTGGCAGCTTAGTACCAGAAGTATTTGAGTCTGGCGATCAACAAATAAATGAAGCTTTAAATACTATGATCGCTACTGCAATGCCAACTGGTGACGCAGTTCCTAGTATGGCTATAGAAGAACCAACTGGCGATGTTGCAGAAATTATACCTGAAACTACAACTGGCGATAGCTCTAGCAAAGAGAGTTTATTTATTGCTGAATTAAATGAACAAAAGAAAGTGTTACAAGACACTATTGAAAAAGTAGTAGCAGAAAAAACTCAAGAAGGTTTAGATCCAATAACTTTAGAATCACAAATAACTGATTTCATAACTAAGGCTGATAGTTTATTTAAAAGAAAGGTTACTGAGATAGCCAATAAATTAAACGTTGAAATCATGCCAGAACAAATTACTTTACTGACAGACGACTTTTCTACTAAATTAGAAACGATGTTCCCAAGCATTGCAGCTTTAGATTCTGATGAGGATATGCAGGTAGCTACAGCAGAAGAAAGTGACATAGTAACTATGGAGCATGGTGGTGTTGTTAATGCTGCACAAATAAAGCAAAACGAAACAAAAATAGCTGAACTAAACGCTAAATTAGGTCCTATGCCTTCTGGTAGTAGAAAACAAAGAAAGGCAAGACTACGAATAGAAAATCAAATAAGAAAATTACAAAGAGATACAGAGCTTTTACGTCATCCTTTAGTGGGTAGACCTACTAGAAGAAATCCAACTCCTGCTCCGTTAACATCACCAACGTCCGGTAGTACAACGACTCCTGCTGAAACTAATACCAACACTGGCGGAAGCGAGACTGTAGAAACTTCTACAGTTACTCCCGATCTTCGTGAGTTATTGACAAACAATGCTAGAGATATAGAAACTGCTGCTTTAATGACGGGTAAATCTAAACAAGGTGGTGTCTCAGGATTTATGGATGTATTAGGTCAAGCAAACTTATTAGGTGCTAAAGCCGAACGAGAAAATCTTTTAAATGAACTTAAGGTACGAGGTCAAGCAGAGTTATTGGGTCAAAAAGCAGATATAGATTTATTTAATCAACTAGCAGACCTTAGTGGCATAGACTATGCTAAAGAACAATTTTTACTAGGCGGCAAAACTTTACCAGCTACTTCTGGTTTAAGTTTCCCTTCTGGACAAGTAGCTTTAGCGGGGGGTGACTTAGTTGATTTTAGAGGATATGTTAGAAAGGTTAGAGCAAATCCAAAAACTAAAGATAAACCATACGCAGAAATAGAGGCCGACTTTAACGCATTGCCAAGGGCATAAAATAGGAACGCTTTATGGCCACTAAATATGAACAATACATGGCCGGAGAAATTACGGAAGACGAATTTCTTTCTGGTTCTACAACTACTACTGATGACTTAGATCGCCCTGATTTTTTTGAAGTTTTTCAACAAAGTTTAGATCAGTTACAGGCTACTGGTTATGCTGGAGTGCGTGTTCTGGGAGAGACGTTTGGCAACGAAGCTTTACAAAGAATAGGTACGGAAGGAGTTATTCGTAACGAACAATCTGCGGCTAGGTACGGCCGACCAATGACTATAGAAGATATTGAAGGTCCAGGCGATGTAGCAGACTGGCTATTTACCAATGCCATACCACAGGTCATACCCAGCATAGCTGCTAGTTTACCTTTGGCTATAGTTGGAGGTTTTGCTGGTGGTGCTCTTTTACCTGCAGCTTTGGGTACGGCTGCTACTAGAACGGCTATTGGTGGTGGTCTTGGTGCTTTCTTACCTTCAGCTTTCTTAGGCGCTGGAGAAGTGGATCGAGAAATGAAGTCTAGACTTGATGATGGTTTTCAAGACCCATTAGCAGCGTTAGGTGGCGGAGCTATTATTGGAGCCTTAGATACCGCAGCTTTAGCTTTTGGTTTGAAGGGTGTTATACCTCAACTAGCCAAAAAGATAGGAGTTGGTGATAAGTTTGGACTACAAGCTTTTAACGATACTGTTAACTCATTAGTAGAACGAGGCGTAACACCAAATGTAGCTGGAAGGGCAGTTGCTCAGGGATTAGCCGCAGCTGTTGCCGAAGGCTCAACTGAAGCTACACAAGAATTTTTAACCGATCGCATAGCAGAAGCCAACACTGGAGTCTCTTCGGATGAACAAGAATTAGCCAGCACTTTAATGAACTCTTTTGCTTTAGGAGCAGTTGGTGGCTCACCAATTGGTTTAGTAGCTGGTGGTCTGCGTGCTAGAAGTTTAAAAGAAAACGTTGAAGCACAACGACAATACAATCAAAAAGTAGAAGAGGTAGAAGCAGAAGTAGAACAGTTTGCAAGGGACGAAGAACTAGAAAATTTATCAGAACAAGACTTACGAGCATTTGCTAATAGAGAGTTTCCAAATCAAAAAGATTGGTCAAACTTATCAAAAGAAGAACTTATTACTGAACTAAAAAATTCTAGAAAATCTGCGGCAATGACCGAATATGCTAGAGATTTAATTGAACAACAAATAGGCACAGAACAATCTAGAACAGCTTTAGAAAGAAAAGAATACAAGGACATAATAAACGAATTAGACGGCGCAGAAATAATACAACAAGCTGAAAAACTTTTTGGAAAAACTTATACAGCTAAAACTGGTGGAGTTAAACAAGCTGCTCAAGATTTAGCTCAAGAAAGAGTTAGAAATCAATATATTTCTAACGGGCAGAGCAAATTGTTAATGGCCCCTGGATCTTTTAGTAGATATATAAAAATGTTGGAAACAGAAAAACCTGATGATTTTATACTACGTTTAGCTGAAGACCTTTTCCCAAATAAATACGATAGCACCAGCGCTCCTGCCGCTTTACAAAAAAATAGAGCTGCTTTAATAAAAGAAATTGCTGAAAAGAAATACAACATCGAACAAAATCAAGAACAGTTAACTTTAAATGAGAAAAACACACCTATTTTAATTGAAGTCGGTCCGCTTGGAAATCAACAAGGTGCAGCTTCTGAACAAATAAATACTAGGAATCCTGAAAAAAGTTTAGTACAAGAATTTGTAGTTGCAATTAACGAAGAAAATTTTACTTTTGTAAAAGAAAAGATTGAAAGCGATGCTGGCGATGTAGTGGGTTTTCAGTATGTTGATAAATCATCTGGTAAATCTTACGAGCAAATTCAAAACGAACAAGGTGGTCGACCGGTCCCAGACTTTATTGCTGGAGAAGTAGAAGCCGAAGGTAACCCAACAGTGTTTAAAAGTTATTCTGTATTTAGAGGTGACATGCCTATGCAACAAAACGGCGTGCTTGGTAGTCTTAAAAATATTTGGAAATATTTGTTTTTTGCTGATAACGGTTTAGGGCAAACTGTTTTTGAATTAGATCGACAAAGAATTGGACGTCAAAGAGGCTTAAATAAAATAGCTCAACAAGCAGCAGAAGCTTATGAACGTGCAGCTGATACTGCTGTTTTAGAGGGTAGTGTTAAGGATAGAGCAGAAATAGATCAACTAGTAAGTGATTTTTTAACTAAAGCGTATGAACCAAAACCCTTAAACGAAGAACAAAGAATAGCAAAACGTGGAGAGATAGCAGATTTGCAAGAAAAGTCTGCTGGAACAATTGACGAAATTAAAAAAGGTCAATTTGCTAAAGCAATAGAAAGTTTAGAACGAGAGTTAGAAGAAGGAGCTCGTATTGACGCAGTAACTTTAGAAGACTTGCCTGAAAATGTTAGAAATGTTGCCGCACAAATGCGTACAACTATAGACTCTCTTAGTACTAGAATTTTAGATGAGTTTCCAGCAACTGTTTTAGACGAAAAAACAAAGGTTGATAGAGGCGGTAAAAAAATAACCGAGTTAAAAAAAAATATTATTGAAGCACAATTAGGCGCATATTTAACCAGAAGTTATAAATTATTTGATCCAAGTTACGGTTGGAACCCCTCTAGTTTTTTTGGCAAGTTAAATAAAGAACAACAAAAAGCTTTTAATGTAGCCGTTGAATACCAAATGAAAGATAAAAGCATGTCTAGAGAACAAGCTACAACTTCAGTAAACAGCATTATAAAAAACTCTTTAGCTGCAGAAACAATAGATCCCAGTCTCATACAAACCATAACAGGTAGACAAGTAAATGAAGGAAAAATATCTCCTTTAACTCAATTTTTAAAACAACGAGAAAAATTACCAGAAGAATTACGTGGTTTGTTTGGTGAGATAACTAACCCCTCGCAGTTAGTTGCAACTACAGTTAATCGACTAACTAGCTATGTAGAAAATTTTAACTTCTATCAAAAACTTTTAGATGAAGACAGCAAACCTGGAAAGAAAATATTTGCTACTAGTCCGACTGAAGAATTAGATACAGAAGTGCCTTTACAAAACTCGCCTATAGATGGTTTGTTTACAACTAAAGAGTTGGCTAAAGCTTTGGCTTTAAATAAAGAAGATAAAAGTAGTCTCCTTAAATTTTATGATAGTTTCTTTTTAATACCCAAAGCAATAGTGCAATCATTTAAAACTGTTTATAGCATCACGGCTCAAACTCGTAACGCTATAACTGCTAGTATGTTTTATTTAGGTAATGGACATTTAAATACTTCAGATTTTTCTGAAGCTATGCGAACTATTTACTATGAACTTTCTGGCACTGGCTTTGATAGTTCTGGGCAAAAACTTTCGCCCCGCATACACAGAGAAAAAATTTATAAACTAATGCAAGATTTAGGTATTGTTAACACTAGTGTACGTTTGCAAGATGTTATAGCTGTTTTTAACGAAGCAGGCTCTGGAGGTTATCGAACCTTAAATGATTTTCAGGCTTTTTTAAATAGCAAACATATCCCAGTAGTAAATAAATTTGTTAAAGGCGTAACTAAAATAGCTAAAAAACCAGCAGACATTTACCAAGCCTCGGATGATTTTTTTAAAATTGCATCTTTCTTTTCTGAAAAAAGAAAACTAGCTAAAGCTTACGACAACTCAGAAGCTAGTATGCAAAGTTTAGAAAATTTTGCTAAAAGTTTAGGCAACCTAAAAGTAGAAAATCTATCGCATGAAGATATGCTTAATCATATAGCTGCTTACAAAGTAAGACATACTATACCTAACTATGATTATGTTGGTAATTTTGTAAAAGGTTTACGAAGAACACCGCTTGGTAATTTTGTTGCTTTTCCAACAGAAATTATTAGAACTTCGTTTAACATGTTTTGGTTAGCTGGAAAAGAAATTAGTTCTGGTAATGAACAACAAATGATTCAAGGTTATCGTAGATTATTAAGTGGTGGCACTATGGCTCTTGGACTGCCACTCATGGCTTTTGCTTATGGTAAAGCTGAGTCAGGGATAGACGACGAAGATTTAGAAGCAGCCAGAAGAATTTTGCCTGAATATGCTAAAAATAATTTTATTATCCCAGTTAGTAAACGTAGCGCTGAAGAAGGCGGTGGTTTTAATTTTATTGATGGCAGTCATTTATTTGTTTATGACACTGTAGCTCGTATACCTTTTACAGTTTTTAACGCTATTAGAGAAGGAGAAGACATTGGTAGAGGCACACCAAGCAGTGTAGCTGCTGGTATGTTTGATGCAATTACAGATTTAACTTCGGCTTACTTAACTCCTTCTATTGCCCCACAAGTAACTTTGGATCTTTACAATAACAGAAAAGAAAGTGGCGGAGCAATACGTATAGAAGGAGACACTTGGGGAAATCAAGCAAAAGACATGTTTAACTATGCTTTTGAAAAAGCTCAACCAGGCTTTATACAACAGTTAGGTAGAGTCATGCAAGGTGGAGAAATGGGTGAGTTTGCTTTTGATAAATATGGTAACAGACAAGAGTTTGATGATGCTATTTTAGGTTTAATGGGTTTAAAAGTATCAAAAGTAAACCCAACACAGTCTTTGCCGTTTCTTATAAGTGATTTTAAAAAAGCAGATGCTAATTCAAAACGATTGTTTACTAGAATTACTTATCAGTCTGGAGCTGTTTCGGCGCAAGATATATTAAACGCTTATAGTAACTCACAGCGAGCTAGTTATACTGCACAACAAAATTTTTATAAAGATTACTTAGCATTACAGAGATTAGGTGTTAATAAAAGAGAGCTACGTAAACAAATAAAACAAAGAATAGGTGACAGAAAAATAAGAGCTAATATTATGCGAGGTGTGTTTACGCCATACAAACCGCCTAAGTCTGCTAGAAGAAATTTTGAGTTAGCTACTAAAAGAATGTTAAATGCAGGAGCTTTGGTGTCTCCAGATAGATACTATCCTAATAGAGAAATAATTGATTTACTTAATTTTTATAGAAGAAACAGATTAAATTTAAGTTTAGAGTTCTTTACCCCCGACGATATTTGAAACTTCTTTTTGATATTCTGCTACTCGCTCTAACCACAGATCAGCACAGCGTTTAAACTCATCACCTTGAATAACAAACTCTTGGTAAATTAAATCTACCGAACACATTAAAATCACGCCTTTTTGTATGTTAGTGCCATACAACTCATTGTGAGCCAAAGCATAGGCAGCCAACTGGCAGAAGTAATCTTCAATCCACTCACGCTTTTTAGGTTTATTAGTTTGTTTAAAATCCATGATAGCTGGTTCACCTTCAAAGACACCGACAACATCCGCTCGACCAGCATACTTATCAGGGTTGTACAAAGACACTTCACAACCATAGACCTGTGAGATTCTAGGAAATCCTTCGTCCATAATTTTACAGGCCATCTTGTAGGCACGTTTTTCTTCACCACTATCCGGACGATAGTCCCAAAGGTCGCCGTGCACAATTTGTTTTTCTAAAATGTAATGCACATGCGAACCTCTAGCTGCAGCTTCATCGCGAATACGGTTGGCCTCTTCCTCACCAACGCGTTCAATCCACCTAGTCAGCGACTCTTTGTCTTTCTTAGTAGCAGAAAGTATGGTGGTTACCGATGGCAACTTTGTTCCGTTACAGTCGTAAAATCTACCTTCTTTACGATCTTCACTAGAAAAGTTGCCATACTCGTAAGGCGACTCATATTTTATTACATGCTTCATGCTTTCGGTACTTCGTTTAGTTTGCCTTTCTCAATGTCTTCAGCAAGACGCTTCACCGCAAAAGCAAAAACATTACTAGTAGGTCGCTCTGTCTTCTTACCAATCTCGGCAGCCAGCTCGACTATTTCTTTACGTATTGCTACGCTTTTCCATTTATTGATGTCCATAAGGATCTCCAATTATAAGTTATTATCTGATGACTCCATAGAATCACCCCAATTGTCGCCAAGCTCTGCGTCTACCTTGTTAGGTATGCACAGTAGCACAGCTTCTTCCATAATTTTAGTTATGTTATCTACGTCTTCTTGCGAAGCTACGGAGAAAACCAACTCATCATGAACCTGTAAAAGTGGCGTATAGCCAGCTTTGTAGCACTCGACCATAGCTTTCTTAGTCATGTCTGCGGCCGAGCCTTGAATTAATTTGTTTAGCGCTTTATAAACAAAAGCTCTTTTTACTTCGCCGTTATACTCATGCACGGCTTCTTTGTATTTAAGTGGTCGACCGGTGCCATATTTAACTGGCTCCCACATGTCAAAGTGACAACGCCTACCTAATAAAGTTTTGATGTAGCCTTTTTGATTTGCACTACGCATAACTGAATCAGCCAACTGACGTACAAATGGCGCATACGTATTAAACTTAGCTAATATATCCGCTGCTTCTTCTAGAGTAACACCAAGCTGATCGGCTAACTTACCTTTGCCCATGCCATACATAATGCCTAAACCAATAGTCTTAGCAGTCTTTCTATCAATGTCCACTAGGTTAGCTACCTCTTGATGAAAGTCAGCGTCCCCATCACGATACGCCTCAGCAATAACCTCTGCGCCGTCATACTTAGATAGGTCGGAGTAGTGCGTAAGTATTCTAGGTTCCTGTTGACTAAAGTCTGCTGAACACCAAAACTCACCTTCTTCTGGTAAGAACAAAGAACGAATCAACGGGCCAATATTTTTATTACGTGCTGGCACTTGTTGTAAGTTTGGATTGCTCATAGACAACCGACCAGTGACTGTGCCACCAGATTCACCTTTGAGCTGTCTAATCTCAGCATGTATTCTGCCGTTGTGTTCGTGTTTTAAAATAGAATCAATAAAGGTGCTGTGTGATTTATTTAGTTCTCTAGCTTCACGAATCATACTAGCAACTGGGTGTGTATGATTTTCTAAAAAAGCTTTGGTAAAACTAGGCTGACCAGTTGGTGTTTGCAAATAGCTTAACTTCAAAGCATCAAATACTTTTGCCAACGAACGTGCTGCCCAGAGCTGTACCTCCTCTACGCCTGACTCTTCTTGTATTTGTTTAATAAGTTTTTTCTCTTTGCTAATTAATTCTTTTTTAATACGTTCTGCTTTTTCTAAATCAACTCGCACACCTTTGCGTTTCATTTCTATAATTAAAGGTAACACTTCCATTTCTAACTCAAATACATTCCATAAGTTTTGATTCTCTAACTCTACTTTAAAATAGTTCCAAAGTTTTAAAGTTAACGCAGCATCTTGTGTAGCATACGTACCGACATAGGCCGAAGGTAAACGCCACATTTCAGCTTTAGGGTCCAAACCCCACTCAGCTGCAGCTTCATTTAAATCTGCCTCAGTCTTACCTTCATTTAAATACATACGACCCAACGCATTGAGCGAATAAGAGTAGTGGTTTTCATCAACTAGTGGCGCAACGATCATGGTGTCAATTATCTTGCCGTTTACTTTTATGCCTAAGTTTTCTAGCCAACCGACATCATACGTCGCATTGTGAAATATTTTATCGTTGTCACTAGCACAGACCTTTTTAAAAAAGTTAACCACTTTATTTTTAGGAAAGTTAAAACCAGACTCATGACCAAACGGAAAGTAACCTTCAAAGCCATCACAAGCAACTGAAATACCGACGACCTCGCCATCGTTTCTAATATAACCAGGACCAACACTAGTTAGGTTTGGGTCTCTAGTTTCTGTGTCAATCGCTATCTCCTTTGCGTTTACCAATAGCTCTGTTGGAAATACATCTGGAGCTATCCATTCCGTTGCTGGTTTAAAAACACTCATATTAAATACCTATAGTTTTCGCTTTTAGCTTTTACCAAATACAAATTTTGTAGCGCTCTTGTTACTGCTACATAAAACTGTCGGTGCAAGCCATCTGGTTTTAAAATAAAATCTTGCTGTTGAGCTGGCGATAAATCCAACAACACAGCAACATTCTCCGCTTCTCCGCCCTTGGCTTGATGAATAGTTGAAATAGCTATTCTTGGTTCGCCAAAAAGATCCTCACCATTTGCCAAAGCTTTCTCAATAAAAGCTCGACGCTTAACGTCAATAGTTTTACTAAAGACTTCTTTCCATTCTTCGTCTAAACATTCTTCTTTTAGTCCGTACATGTTTATTATTTGTTCTTTGTTTACTGTTTGGCTTTTGTTTTCTTCGTTTAAAACTTTGGTAATAAAACCACGCTTGACATAAGTCTTGCCTAAATAATTGTAGAGATCACCTAACTGAGCAACTGTAATCTCGCCCTCAGTATTTAGTTTCTCCCAAGCTGACATCGCCGCCATCATCTTATGTGGTATGTAACGATAGTGGTTGTGTGAAAAAGGAAAGCCGTTATCAATCAAAAACTTTCTAATGTCATAGCCCTTGGCTGCATCAGATAACATATAGTCGCAAGAAGCTAACACCAACCAACTGCCTTGCTCTAGTGGTAATAAATCAACCGAGGATATTTCTGTTACTGCGCCTTCTTCTACTCTAGGTTTATACTCTTTCTCTTCACGTACTTTGATCCTTTTAGATATTATTTCGGCTACATGATGTACCTTTTTAGGTATGCGAAAAGATTGATCTAAAATAATTTTTTCGCCCATGTAATCGACAAAACGCTGTGGTTTAGCGCCGTTCCATTCATAAATTGCTTGGTCATCATCACCAGCAATGTAAGTAATATCAACAACTTCCGTTAGTTTATCAACCAAACGCCAGTTTAGTTCCGCTAAGTCTTGAGCTTCATCAACGATTAGTACCTTTAATGGTGGTGCTGTACCTTTATCTATAAAACTTTGAATCATATCAGCAAACGAATAAATCATTGGCACACTGTTTCCACGATACTCTTCCCAAGCTTCGGCAATATTAGTTAGAAGCATGGGCGAAACATTTTTACGTAGTGATAGGATAGTAGACAACCGCTCTTGCTCAATAGACTGACAATTAGTCTTAGCATTTTCTATGATCTGGAAGTAGGGGTCTTCGACCAAGGACTGCACACTGCGACGATTATCTAGCTTGTAGTTTTTAGTTAAATTAAAACTGTACTCGTCTAAAAATTCTTTAATGTCTTCGCCAGCCATAACTCTACCTATGCCCATGACTCTTTTACAAAAAGCATGACTGGTGCAGAAGTACGGCATTTCATCAAAGCCTAAACCTAAACTAGCGTTGGCTCTATTCTTAGCTTCGGTTGCTGCCTTGACTGAGAAAGATATAAAAGCCATTTGATCTGGCTGCACCCCTTCTTCCAAATGTTTTTCAACTAAACCTAATAGCTTAGTAGTTTTACCAGTGCCAGGTGGACCAAAGTATTTCTTAACGTTCAACACTATTCCCACTCCTTATCGACAACTGGTTTCTTAAAATCTTCAGCAGTGACGTGACTGTTATCTATTTCAATAACATCAAGCACCCAAATGTTTTTGTTGCCAACACTCTTATCTATCCACTTAGCTAAGTTGTTGGCACCCATCTTTTTTAATTCATCAAATATTTCTGCCTCTCTAACTGTCTTCATACCTTTGTATTCGTGTATATACTTCACTACATCGCGTCCTCTAAACCACCACTGAGGCTTCTCTACGCCCTCCTCAAGGCGAAAAGCTCCGCCAGACATAATAGCCAGCCTAGAGATAGATTCGGTGCTTACACAGAACTCCATGATGCTTTCTTCTAACAGACCGCTCTTAGTCATATCAGATGGCATATCTACTTCTTGCACGTCTTGTAATAAAGTATTTAATCTAGCCACCCACTCTATTTTTTTAACATCAGGTGGACAGGTGTTTAAAACTTCCATACATCTTTGTTGAAACATAGAAAAGTTATGTAGTTGTTTGGTTTCTAAAACAATAGTTTGTCCGTCCATATCAAGATGCCAGAGCGGTGGGTCTGTGAGGTATTTTCTAAGGCCACCAAACACGGGATCTCTTTCAGACGCATCAATCCCAAAGCGTTTAGTGACACAGATACCGCTCTGACAAAAGTCCACCAGAGGTGGTTGACTGCATTGATAACGATAGTCTGATTTTTCAATACTTAAAATCAACGCAGTCATTTCACTGTGTGAAATTGGTTTAGAACAAACTTGTTTATTAACTTCGTAAAGCTTATCTTTCCATTCTTCTGTTTCTGGATAAACTTTTCTAAAAAATACGCCATAAGAAAACAGTGCAGTATTACGACAACCTTCTGGCACTCCGTTTAGTTTCATGTGTACCAAACAAGGTGGCGCTTCATTCCAAATACTGTCGCTATCTTTAGCAATTAATTTTCTCCTAGACTTTTTAACTGGGATTAACTCATCTAGTTTTTCTTCGCTGATGGATTTCTTTTGCACAAACTCAATAAACTCTTCTAATGACAAAGCATCACCATTAGCATTTAAACCGTACCGAGTAGTATCTTCGCCAGAAAAGTACGGCATGTTCAACCAGTTACCGGTTTGTCTTTCTTTGGGTAATTGTGTGGACCATTGATACTGCTTTGGAAATATCTCATCACCAGTTCGACCCAAAGCTGCGGCAATCTCTTCTAGTTTATTTTTAAACTTAATTGCTGGCACGGGTTCTTTAGTGAATAAAAACAAATGCACACCACCGGATTTTGTTGCGCATGGCACTACAGGTAAACTCATATCATTAACTGATTTAATAATCTTCTTAACATCTATTGGGTACTCATCTATATCTATACATCCCCACTTACAGGTTTCATCATCTTTTAATGGAATAACACCAATTGAAACTTTCCCAGCAATATGTTGTTTCCATAAATCTAAAGTTAGTGGCTCTTGTAAAGTTTTACCTCGGCCATCTTTTTTAATACCTTTAGCAGTATTTTTCTGACCAGTTATTTCGTACACACCATACGCTCTATCTAGGCCCGAAAATATTTGCATAAATTTTTCTTCTGTTGTTTGCGTCATTACTTTAATCTGTTAAGGTGAGTGGTAGTCCCGCCATAAAAAAGACTACCACTCGGTTGTTTTACAAAGGCTGAAAAAATATTAAAAAGACCTTTGTAAAAAATTTAATACAGTGCTTTCGAGTTGTCCTCTATTGCTTCTGTATTAGCACTTTTGTTTGGTAGTTGATTCATACCACCGCCTGCGCAGAATTCTGAGAAATCTTTTGCTTCGGTAAACAAGTCCGTCTCCTTAGTATTAAGCGAACGTTCTTGTGATATTGAATACGAATACCAAGAACCACGGTCATTGGACTCTGTTTGAGTTTTGATCGTGTACCAGTGCGAGTATGAAGGTGGGGTGAAGCTGCCTTTTTCACCATCCATCTTCGTACCTTGTATTAAGGTGTTAAAGTAACGTGAGTGTTTTAATTGTGAACCAGTCATACTGATTACGCATTTCTGCGGTGTATCTTCAATTAAAACATACCCATAGTGATTGGCAGTAGTTGTTAACTGAGTTTCACCAGACGGCGTTAGCAATCTGTTTTGTGAATCTCTGCTACAACGATTTAGTAAGTCACTATCCGCTGGATGTATCTTGACTAAACCACCACCTTTTTCACGCAGTTTCCATTCCACCAAAGTTTTTTCGTACCAGACCGGTAAGAACAATAAACCTTCTTCGCCCGACAAGACTGTGTTGGTTCCTGAAAAATAAAGATCCCCTTCCTCAGCATCAGCATTGTAATCAGGCGAGGATTTTTGTCGCTGGGGCGACAGTGCCTGTACAATGGAGATACGCGGAGTCCGTAGATCATCTGCTGTTACTTCGCCGAAGCCTTTTTCTTCGACACCTTCAAAGAGAGCGACTAAACTCTCACCGTTTGCTTTCTTCGTTGCCATATATTCGTTCCTCTTTATTTGTTATTTGACAATTTTAGTTCGCTTGCCCTCGTAGACAGAGAAAAGTTCTCTGGCTGCTTGGTCAAACACCTGATTGTTCGACTCAACTTGTTCGCGTACGAACGCCTTGAGTGAACTAGGATGAACACTTTCTTTCTGGTCAGGCAATAACCCTTCCTTAATTAAAATGTTTATCACTTCTTTAGCGCGCTCATCTTCACCACGGCCGAACTGCACGCTCACAACGTTCTTAATAAGATCGCCGTGACCGTTCTCTCTCAGCCAATCGTGAGCCGCATCTAATTTTTCTTTAGAGATACGAGCGCCATAATAAGGTTCTGCTGAAATACGTGAGCCATCACTTAGACGAATATCTTGTATGCCTAGCTCTTGTAAACGCAGGGGTATAACTTCTTCGGATAAATTCTTTTCGGTTTCTTTCAACCTTTGCAAGCGGTCCTCAGCATTTCCTATCGTGCCTTGTACTCGCAATAATTTGTCACACAGTTCGGATAAACTTTTTAAATCAGTTTCTTTTAAGGACTCTACTTTTCTTTTAGTTTCCTGTTCAAATAATATTTCAATTGACATTTACTTCTCCTCTTTTTTCTTTTTAGTTTTCTTTAATTTCTTTTGTTTTTCTTGAGCATCTAACTCCGCTTTTATTCTCCTCATCATAGCTTGGTGTTCTTTTATGTTCACTTTTCATCTTTAGGTTTAAAAATTAAAACGTTGTCGGTTGTTTTAGGTTTACCTTCTATTTCATCCGGCGTGGGTATACAAGACCAATCCTTAACCACCTCATGCTCTAACTCATGGTCCATTTCAAAATCAACAATCTTTTCTAAAGTATCGTCGCCTTCGCAAGCAACTATTTTAAAAGCTGAAGTCCGACCAAAATCGTAGAATAAATAACACAAAGTTTCGTTTAAAGAAGTAAAACTAATTTCGTAACCAAGTCTATCGCGTGGAACCACGCCATCTAAACTTAGGCTGTAACCAAAATCGGTTTGAAATATTTTTACTTCTATTGCTTTACTCATTACTAATCGTATCTTATACTATGCTTAATGCACATTGCAAGAAATATTTTAAAAAATAACGAATAAT